TTTCTCTATGTGTATCGATTGCGGCAATAATATCGGGGTGTTCCCCAATCCCTACTGAGTTGTTCATATAAATTGCTATGTTTGCGTTTGCTGCGGCGATGTCTCCTTTATACTTAAGCTGTAATGCTTGTATTAAGTTGTCTCTCATTTGTTTTCCTGTGTTACGGAGTTTACATATCCTATACAGAAGCTTTTCCTTGCTTTATCGGAAAAAGCTACTTTGGGTATTAATGGGACTAGCAAAAATACTCCAATAGAAAATGCCATAAATCCTATTTTATTATAAATTAGCATGATGTTGCTAGGGTCTCTTACTCGTATCATTCTAATACATATCGAGTAAGTTCTAGCCATCATCATTACATAAGTTGCAAGGTACATTGCCCCAAGCATAGTCCATAGTCCCATAATGTTTTTTATTTAGCTAGATACTAGCGCCGTACTTTTCTAAGTGCTTTAGACTACCTAAGTCATAAGCTATTGCGTGGGCATTAAACCCACCAAATTCTATAAAGCCAAAGTAAGGACTTTCAAAATCTGTTAATTGTATTACATATATTTGGTAGCATTTACCACCATATTTTTCTTCGTAATTTGTAAACTGGTTATTTTCTGTTTCTTTTTTAATTATGGCTGGAAGGTCATATTTGGCACACCATACCTTTTCTCCTACCTCGAAAGTTTCAGATACACACTCGTCTGGTAAATATCCTATCTTGCTTCCTCCACCTTGTTCTGTTTTAGGTCTTTTTTCTGGTATGCCCACTCTATTAATTATATTTTTAACAAAAGTTGATGACCGATACATAGCTTTTGCAATCTCTGATATTGGGTGTTCATTTAAATACCACTCTATAGTTTGCGTAACTTCTGCGTCTGTAGCTTTTGTTCCTCTTAATTGTGCTTTTCTAGCGGCTCTGTAATCCATAGTTTCTCTATGTTCTACTAGTATTTTGCTTAATCTCGTAGTATTATAACTAATATTAAGCATTTCGCACGCTTCTTTCTTTGTTATAGGAGAGTCCTCATTAAGTGCCTCCCATACTTTTTGTAGTGTTATATCGTCTAGTTTTTCGTGAGACTTAGCACGAATTCCTCTTGCTACCATTATTCTATATTTAGTCTTTTCTTTAATACAGCGATTTGTTCTTGCTGTAATTTGTTGGGTTTATCAATTTTTTTAAGTCTATCGAGTGCCCCTTGACGCCTCCCCTTTATGTTTTTATTTCTCCATGCATTTGTCATTATTCGCTATCCAACATAAGTTCATTTTGATATGTTACATACTCATCTTTTTTCACTTGTTCTAATTTACCTAGAAGTATAACTGCGTAATGAATTATTTTCATTAAATCTTCTTCGTTTCTGCCTTCTTTTTTCCCAAAACGCTGAGCATACTTCATTATATTACCTATACAAAAGCCTTCACCATGTTCTGCAGCAAAGATTACATCTGTTGCTTGTATCTTCTTACTTCCATAATGTTGACTATAGGTTTTATCTATATATGATTTAACATTGTTTAATACAATATCTTCATTGAACCCGTATTTTATGTTTGCCACTATTATTTCTTCTTGTTTGGCATGTGAGGAGATTTCTTCTCTTTATAGTCATGATACTTGTTAGATATCCAATCTCGAGTTTCATAATAAATATCTGATTGTAATATAAATTGAATTAAAAGTATCCAGCCCACTCCTGCTAGTAAATACTTAAATAATGTAAAAGGCAATAAATAAATTTCTATCATTATATGTCCCCTTCTGCTCTTTCTTCGCTTCTGGTAGCTTCAAAGCCGTTTGGATACCTTTTCTCAAGTTTATTTATATTTTCTTCCATTACTTGCTGAGGTGTGTACCCTAGTGCTGTGCAACCTTGAACCCAATACCATAGAACATCTCCCAACTCTCGTTTGAGATGGAATCGTTCGTCTTCTGTAAAAGGTTTGCCTTGAAATATTATTTTCTTAACTACTTCTGAAAACTCTCCTGATTCGGCTTGCATGCCTATAGAAGAAGTGAGTAGCTGTGAAAATTCTACAGAAGTTGTTATATCTAATTTCAATAGTCTATCGACTAGAGCTAATGTATTTAGACTTTCTTCTGATGTAGTTGATAGTACGAATTTTCCGTACTGATTAAATTGTTTTTGTTCTGTTTCTGTCATTATGTCCTATTTAATGTAATCTATTATTATAGTTATAGTAATTCCATAACCATTTGTCTATCCTGTCTTGACTCCAATCTCTTGGAAAAAATACTGATACGAAAGGTTTATCTCGTAATACGACTCTCATAGCTAGCCTCTGAGTCTAACCACCATTCGGGTCGTCCTCTAAATTTCCACTCTGCAAAGGTTGCTTTGTCTTTGTGGTAGAATCTTCTATATGCTTCAACAGCATCTGATCCCTTGAGCCCATCTGGCATAGCCTGAGCAAATGCTGTGAGTCCGATGCGAGGTATGGCGTACTCTGGTAACTTAAGTATGACGTCATGCACAGATTTGTGGCTTTTTCCATATCGAAAGCCGTACTCTTCATTGAGTGCGAGGGCATAGCAGTATAACCATTCATAGTTATCAAGGCTACACCGAGCCCAGATAGTGCAAGGGTGGTTATACATAGTAGGCAGGTAAGGAAAATCTCTGATTTCATTACTCTTTGCGTTTTTGATAATTTGCCATTCATTTGATTCTAGTTTTCTTGGTGTGTGTCCTAAGTATTTATTTATCCAATGATTAGTACATAACATTTGAGCGGCTTCTAGAGGCATCTTTACTATATGCTTGTCTACATGAGCTTCTGCACACTTGTCTATGTTTTCATCAAGTATAAAAATATTCATAATGATATTATACTAAATTTTAAGGGCTGTGTCAAGAACTATTTTGAGTTAATCTTATCTTTTGCAGTTCCTGCGTATAGTCCAAACCAAGCTGCACCTGCTCCTACTACTATCGAAATCAACCCTGATTGCTCAAATGATGGTACTTCTAAAGCCATAAACCAAAGTGTACATTTGTACAATAGTACCATGTATATACTTAGAAATGCTCTAGGGAATAGCCGCCATGCGTCTATCATTTGAGAAAACCATATTACCTTTTGCCAAGGATTATCTGGCTCTCTTTCGTTCTCCATTTCCATTATTTTTGCTTTTAGTTCCCCTATTTCGGAAACCATTGCCATGAATTTATTAAGGTCTATCTCTACCTCATTACGGCTCATGTCACCGCTAAACTGTTCGCTAGGTTGTGCCATGCTCCAATTTCTCCTTTCTTTCTCGAAGGTCAATTAACTCGTCCTCGAGGCTTTGCCATATTGAAGGGCTTTTAGCGACTTTTTGTTGTCCTTCTATTGTCCTAATGGCTATAAGTAAATTGTTTATTGTGGTTCCCACCATTCTTTTCTCTCCTTACTTGTTCATGGTATAATCTGGCGACGTCCCATGCTGTGCTATCACTTATTTGATAATATTCTACTAATATCTTAACTGCTTGTGACGGCATATATGATTGTTCTGTTATTAAAGTTTTATACAGCTTAAACTGTTCTGGCTCTTCGTCCATTAATCTCCTGTTTGATTGTGTAACTGTCTATACTTTATCTAAATCGTCTAAAAACTTCCATTTCGGATTAGACCTATCGATAGGCTCAACTTCTGTACTATATATTTTATTTGTTTTGTACTTAAAATTGCCTTCCCGTAATGCTTGAGGTAGCCAATCCTTAGGATCGCCATCTTTTACATCTGCGGAAAAAGCTACGGTTATTATATAATCTTGGGTAATCATTTTACTAATATTTCTTCTCTCCAAATATTTCCAAATTTATCTACATGAACCCACTGTTCTCCTGGCTTAAATAAATATTTAGGGAAAACTTTTGGTTCTTTTTTAATATTTTTCATTTTACTACTCCATGATTCTCTATGAATCCTAATACTAATGAATCTTTGAATTTGTCCATATATTCATGCTCTTCATAAGTTATGCAGCCTGGTGCTTTGTTTTCATCACAATGGTCTAGCCATAATCTTCGGCTATAACTTTCAAAATCACTATACCATTGTTTCATGTCTGTCCAGCTACGATATTCTTTTATTTCGTTTATCCAGTACCGACCTTTATAAATATTATGTTCCATAGACTTAGCCATTTCTAAGTCATCTGATTCATCATATTCTGTTGGGTGAGTTATAGGCTCTAAGTTACTTTGCATCTGTTCTGATACTGTTGTCTTTTTCATTTTCTTCCTGCTGTTTCAATTTTGTAAATGCTTCAGCAATATATTCTTCTAGTGTCATTCCTCTTTGTATAGCGTGTTCTCCGCATTTGACCAAAAAGTTATCTGGTACTTCTATTTCTTTTCCTTTATATTTAAATTTCACTAAATAAGTTTGCTTCTGCTTTTCTTCTCTTAATTAATCCTTCTAGAACTTGTCCACCTGCTTTATTCCATCGTTTAATTTCGATAGGTACTGCTTGGTAGTTTCCGTTATTGAGTTCTTTTAAAAGAGTGCTTTTTCTGAAGTTGGTGGGGCCGAGGTTGTATACCCATACTACTAGGGCATCAAACTGGTTTTGATTTAGGGGGACTGTTACTAGGTCATCTACATAACTTTCATACTCTTTGAGTTCGTCAAGTAACATTTGTTCTGCTTGCTCTTGAGTAATTGTCATGCCTTCGTACACACCTTTAGTGTGCCCATATCCTATAGTCCACACACCTACAGAGTCCTGATAAGCTACGAGTTTGCAACCTTCATAGAACTTTAGTAAGTCTGTTCCTTTATATCCTAAATTCATTAATATGTATCCTATTATTAGTAGTATAATTACTACCCATTGTAAAAAATTGTTCATATGGTAAAGCTTTCGCCACAACCACACCTGCTTGTTTCCATACCATTCGTAACAGATATTTCTTCATTAATACCTTTTACCTCCCAATCAACTACTGCGTTAGCTAGTATTTCATGGCTATGTATATCAACTGCTAATATATTTTGGTATAATATATCATTGGAATTATTAGGGTTATCCTCATAATTCAAATCATACTTATATCCTCCACATCCGCCACCTTTGACGGAAAGCCTCGCGCCCCAACTTCCTGCTGAGACGCAACGCTCTTTAAGTTTTGATAATGCTTTTTCTGTTATTATCATAACACTTGTCTTTATAACCAATTAAAGTAAGGCCACATTACTATATATGATAAACTAATCATGTATATAGTGAATGTTATTCCTATACAAGTATTCCCGTTTGGGCAATACTTATCTTTAAAGTCTTGAACCGCTTGCAGACTAACATTGCGATTCAGGAATCGTAATGCTCTCTGCATTTTGTTTCTCCTATTAGCCGATACTTATTGTTCTCGGCTTTTCTGACTCAGGGGTGTTAACCTTGAGATTTATTACTAACAATCCGTTCATAAAGCCTGCTTCTGCAACCTCAACCCAATCGCCAAGAGTAAACACTCGTTTAAATGTTTTTCCGCTAAGTCCCTTGTAAATATACCTTTCTTCAGCTTTTGTCTCTTGTTTTTCCTTACCTTCTATAGTAAGTGTGTTTTTGTGTTGTTTTATGTCTATATTATCTTTCTTCCAGCCAGGAAGTGCCATTTCGATTCGGTAAGCCTCTTCGCCTACGGCAACCAAGTTGTATCTTGGATAATTAGTCACAGGGAACTTTTCGTTCCTATTCGCTAGTTCGCTATGCAAACGGTCAAAACCGACAAATAATTTGTCGAAGTCATTAAAATTCAATGCTGCTAATCCAGTCATATCTTTTCTCCTATTTTCGTGTCCTTTCGGCACACACTGTGCAGTCCTTTCGGTACTACGGGTTAATTTAAAGTCTGTGCAAATCCCGTCCACTGGTGGAAGTGGAACTCCTATCCTCGCCCTCGGAAAGCTTTTAATATTGTTTCCTACTCGTGCCAGACATAATGTGAGCTTTTGTTATTGCTGACCTCACGAACAGCTAAAAATCATATAAAAATTATAATTTTCACACTATAATTATAACAAAATTACACCAACTTGTCAAGAACTATTTTTCAGTCCTCATCTAGCTCTAATAGGCCTTCTTTCGTTAGGTGGTCTATTGTCTTACTAATACCATGTCTTTTGGCTATTGTCCATGTCATATGGATTGCAAACCCTAGAAATAGTAAATAATATATATCAAATTCTGTAAATAAAACCATTCCATTTTTCCTGTTTAAATTGTTTATAGATTGCCCGTCCATAATTAATGTTAATATATCTATTATAACAAAATTTTGAAGCCGAGTCAAGAATTGTTTTCTACTTATCCAAAAATAGTTCTTGACATTCGAGGTTAATTTTAGTATAATAGAGATATGGAAAAATCTCAATCAAGTAGATGGAGCGACAAAGAAATTCGCCTACTAAATCAATGGTATGGCGATATTAGTATAGAAGAAATGAGCACTATGGTGGGAAAATCACACAGTGCCATTAGAGCTAAAGTCCACTACTTAAGGAAGCGAGGCTGGGCATTTAATACCACGCGAAGATAGGAGAACATCATGAACGGAAAGGTAATACCATTTCCAAAAGTATTCATGACTACAAAAGATAGGTCAGACATACTTGTAAACGATATTTCTTTAGAACTACTACAGTTACTAGAGGAATACAATATTAACACTACCAGCGAAGATTTCATCTTCGACATGGCTTGGGTTGTCAAATTTATAGAGGTAATGATTGACAATTCGCTAGGGGTACACAATCCACTTAGCAAACATATACGACAATTCGTACCAAAAGAATATGAGGAACAAAAATGATAATTACAACTTTGATAGAATGTTACGCACTTTCAAGCGTAATGTACAAAAGTCTGGAAAATTAGAAGAATTCCGAAACAAACAGTATTACAAGAAGCCCTCTGAGAAACGGCAAGAAAAAATGAACGCTGCTAAACGCAGATCAGCGCAGACCCAGAGAGCCAATTCACTTCCACCTCGACCAAAGTGGCGACTATAGCCCACAACAAACCTTTTCCCTACTTAAAAATTACACTTTTTTATGTTAACTTCGAAGCCCACAGCTCGGAGAATCAATGACATGAGCAAAAATGCGATTTGCAATTTTGTTAAAAGTGTGATATAATAATAACATAAATTGGCAATAACAAAGATAGCTACTGTTTATAAAACTCAACAAAACCTAGACAAAGAGTTCCACTCGAGAGACAGCTCTCCCTCAGGAGAGATGGCTCGATGACTGGAATCTCTCTTTAATTGTTGTGGTTTTTATACTATTAAATCAATCTATTGTACTATTTGAATCAAACAATGGTATAAACTAACGCCAATTTTAAGATAAAAGAGAATTGCTACACCTGCGTCAACTTTTTGAACCAACTTTGTTGCATAACTTCTGCCAACCGAAAATATATTTTAACAAGTTAATGCACTATGTACTAAACTTTACCTAATTTCCCCCTAGACTACTATACACCCGTTGCGGTTTGGTGTAAACGATATACACCCGTTGCGGTTTCGTTTAAGAAATGGCTCCCCGAGCTGGGCTCGAACCAGCGACCCATTGATTAACAGTCAATTGCTCTGCCAACTGAGCTATCGGGGAATAATTTTGATATAATACTAGAATTAGTATTACTTTTTAGAATTTCTCTTTAAATGTCCTTAGCCCCATATATTTTCCATCTTTCCAGATGTATATAGGTTTTGCTACATTATATGGGTTTACACCATTGCCCACATATTTAAATTTACTAGAAACGCAACTAGGATTTATGTGGCCTAAGTATCTATCTACACAAGTTACTTGTTCTTCTGCATATTTCTCTATCTCCTCATAAGTTCCTAGCACGAATTCTCCATTATCTAGTTTTGCTTTTTCAGTCCCTGTAAGCACTCTGACCTCCATCAATTTCCATAAATTCATCTACGCTTAGCGCCTCTGATTCTTCTATCCATTGCCCCGATATTTCTTCTTCCTGTATTTCGGTTTCAGTAACCTTTACAGTATCGTCCATTTCTCCAGCACAATAATCATCTAACATATCCTCAGCTTCTTTTTCTGTTTCAGCTATGAATTCTAGCGTTTCTATTGTATAAAGTGTTTTCTCCACTTTAGCGATATATTTTTTGTGCATGTGTTCAGCCATTTGTTTCTCCTACATTATCAAATAAATATTTGATTGCTTGTTTCGGAGCTTTTTCTAGCCCCATAAGTTTACTACTATCCAAATTTAATCTAAGTGCTAGATTCATTATTAATTCTGCTTTTGTAATTGGCATTTCTCCAGTTTTTGTAGTATATACTGCTTTTTGGTACACGCCTTCGCGTGATAACTTACCAATTATAGATTTTACACTCTTATTAAGTTCTTCCGCTAGTATATTTACTGTGTCTCTGTTGGGGCTACCTTTATATGTTTTTACCATATAGCCCACTTGTTTATCCGTATAATTTGCTGTCATTTAAGTTACTCCTATAACTATTAAAACAAAAACCACCCATAAAAGTATTATTATTCTAGGGTCTTCGTTCCACATTACTTGTAATAAAGGTTTAAGCCTAAGAAAGCTTCTCTTACGCCACTATCTTCTGAACCAATGTCAATCTTAGCATTGCCTGCACTGCTTGCTATCAACTGAGTTTTACCACTAGCTGAGGGCCCAAGCTCTTTATTCGTATCTATTTTGATGGTTAAAATGCCATCATTCATTTCGTAGCTTAAACTACCGTTTTTTCCTATTTGTTCCATTAATCCTCCTCTGGATTGTCGTCTATGTTAAAATCTGGGGTAAATTCAAAATCATCTCCCCATTCGTTTGTGAACTCTATATCTGGCCCTTCCAGCTTATAAAGTATTGCTAATTCTTTGAGAACTACCCCAATTTCCTCAGCATTTGCACTTATCACTTTTTGCAAATGTTCTATGTCTGCGTGTATAAAAGAAGTTTCAGTTTCCAACTCTTGTAATTTAGCCTCTAGAATCTTTATTTTGGACTCATTCTGTGGCTGATTAGGGAATTTTATTACATTGCTTACCATAACTTCCACTTTGTATCCTTAGCGTTTTCTAGGTCAGCTACTTCATTCTTTAATCTAGCTATTTCTCTTTTCCTAAAAGCTATTTCTTTATCTGCTTCAGCATGTTTCCCAGCTTTTAGCCACCACTTTCGTACTAAGTCCCATGCGTCCTCGGGGTCTAAGACTTTGTAGCCTTTAACTATATATTCCATTAAGTCAGTAATTACAATTTTTCCGTTTTCTACTTCAATACTTAATGAAAAATCTTCTGCGATATCTAAAAGATTGCCTCTTTCGAGGATTTTACATATATCAGCAGGTACTACTAATATTTGGTCTGTATAATTATCATTTGTTGCCATTAGCAAACTCCTCCGCTGTCATAGCGAAATCTATATGAACCGAACTATCTTTACAGTCGTGGGCCTTTGCCCATTTTTCTGCTCTTTCATAAACTTTATCTCTGAATTCTTCTTCGTCAATACAATTTAAAATAATATCTTCTTGCTTATCAAAAGACATAGTTATTTGCCCAATCCATTTCTGTCTACCTATTACTTTGTCATGACCATCTCTAACGACTCCGTCTCGTTGGCTAACTTTTAGTTGTTGCATCTGCCATATAGCTCTTGCAGCTTTACTTGTTTCATTTACTTCCATACTAGTTTCACTCCTCTTCTTTGCAGTTCGTTTGTGCACTTTTGTCTTACTTTTGGTTTAGTTCTATCACTATTAATGGCTTCTAGTAAAGTTGCTTTACTTTGGCACTTAATGTAAAAGTGATTCCATTTCGTAGTTTTAACAGCCGTATTCATTCTCCCAAAGGAGTTTTTACTGTAAGCTCTTTCGCTTTGTTTAAATTTAGTTGGCATTTCTTGTTTTCTCCTGTAATTCTACACCGATTAAAAATTCTATTGTTTCTGCTACTTTTGGTTCTGTTTTAACCAATAGGTGAGCAACCCCTGTTATTTGTTTTACACTCATAGAGGCTAAGTACTCCACTATATGTTTTGTACTGTCATCTATAAGTTTACTACTATTCGGCATTTTGTGCCTCCTGTAGCTTTCTGATTGGCTTCATATGTCGTTCATATCTAGCGTCTTCATCTACTTTTGTAAATAAAGGGCATACAGCTTCTGCATCTTCTTTAGCCATAATAGGGTCTAACCCTACAAGCTGAATAGGTACATCATACTGGTCAATCGTTAATTCTTCTTCTGGCTCTGCGAATTTTCTTTTTATCAAATTCCATAGCCTTCTACTCCTAGTTCCATGAGAGTGGTTATTAAATTTTCTTCTGTTTACCACTATATTCTCCTTACGCCTTCTGCGTATTCTCTTTCTTCTGGGTTTATCTTTGGCTCTTCTATTTCCGCTTTAGGGTCTACTACTATTCTAGCTGTCCCATCACTATAGCCTACCATCTTTCTGCGCTTGATTTCTTTTCTAGCGTCTTTTCCAAATTTATCTTGCCTGTCTCTAAGCATTTGTAAATCTTTGTCTGTTGTACTTAATAATAAAGTCATTTTGCTACTCCTGTTCTTCTGTGTTATTTTGTTGTTTACGAGAATATTTAGTCCTATCGCGCATTCTACAGGCACGATTAAATCTCCGAGCAAATTTTGCTACGGGGTTACGATTTTTTCTCTTAGGATTTTTAGTTCTCTTTTTCATATATCTATTATACTACGCTTTCAGTGAATTGTCAAGAACTATTTTTTACTAGGCATAAAAAAACCCCGCACTCTGGCGGGGTTCAAAAATGTTGATTATTTAGATTGGCGGGTGAGTAAATCCTTCAGCCGTCTGTAGGGGATTAGGCTACTTACTACTTGAGTTCTCGTTAGGGCTCAGCGTCATGAATTCGCATTTTCGTCCATTTATTACTGCTCTCGTAGATTTGTTATGTTGCACTATTAATGCTTGCATTGTATGTTTAAGTAGTTCGTATGCTCTTCCACTTGTCAATTTATTACTCGGCTTATACACTCCGATGTTTAGTACTGCCCCCTTCATTTGCAATCACGCAGGTACTAGATGAACTCTCGCCGTTCTCGGATTCTCACTCGAGAGTGCTCCTTCCGAAGAGTTGGCTATCCTCTATGCTCTTAGAGTTCTTACCACAGGGTGGGTTTGATAGCTTAATTAATTTTACTACTTGGTGTCCTTTCTCACTCATGCTT